TCGAGTTCATGTAGTTCTTCCTTATAATGTCTGCGAGCTGCAGCATTAGTTGTAGGATCATCTATAATGTCTTTGTCCTTTTGAATGTGATCTTCTATACTTTTCATATTAGTTTAATAGAGTAGAACTTCATTATCAGAAGATGATTCATCTCCTGTTTCATCGGAACCATAAGAGTCCCTTTGTAATTTTAACACTGTATTGACGTTTTTCGTCTGTTGGTCAAAGAATCGAGATAATTTAGTTATCAGATAATAACCACTATTTTCAGTGTCTGTTGGTTCTTCCTTCCTTCCCTCCTGTGTGATAGAGTTAGGTAACACTACTCGAATTCTATCCCCCACAACTAAATCGAGATTTCCTGGGACTTCTATTCGTAGTGCCTGTGTATTTAGTATATAGTTACGTGATAGTGTTTGTGGTAATAAAGCATGAGTCCAATCCTTAATAGTAGCTTTCTCTTCTGCAGCTTCAGTACCATTATAATATGCTTCATTACATATGATAGCAGAAGTAATCCTAGTAGGAGTCTTTGATAAGATCGTTTGTGCATGTGTAAAAGAATCTGCTGAACCTAGATGAGCTTGATTCTCATATGCTGCAGCTGCATCAAAGACTGATCTCTTAAAATCACCAGTATCAATATTAAATGTCTGCAACTCTGTACAATATGCACCCATACGAAGTCCCTCCATAATATTAATTTCACTCAAAAACTCCACACTTGTTATAGTATATGGTTGTACTTCAGACTCTGGTCTGTCTATAAATTCTTTTGCTTCACCCTTCTTGACCTTACATAATTCATCAATAGATCTAAAGTTAAATCCCTTTGCATTCCTAAAGAATAAGAATCCAGCCCTACCCTTGGTAGCATCATCTTGTTTATTCTTAGCATTAGGATTTTTAATTCCCAACCATTTAGGACCAAGATATCCATCACCTACTACCCCACCAGTCCATGTCCTCTTACCATCATTACCCTTTGGTGGTGGTGTTGCTAATGATTTATCTTGTAGCATAGAACATAGAGCAAAAGGAGTCCTATTTCCAGGTATACAAGCAGTCATGTTGTAACTATTATCATAATTGAATTGTAGTTTATCAGACCATTCAACTTCAAGATCTTCTTCTAATACCTTCTTGACTATATCATGAGGTAAAGCTTTCATAGTTACTTTAACCTTTTTCCCTTCATTAATCAATGCCTCTTTTGTTATAAGACCTAGGTTATAAGTCTGTATATTTTTAGTAATAACAACTTCACCTATTCTATAGACATACATCTCATACTCATAATCCTCTTCATCTGGACCTTTAACCTTTATCGTAACCTTCTCATACCCCTGTACTGGTCCAGTTCCACGTAAATTTGCACCAGAGTCAACAATTCTTACATTAGCAGAGCAAAAATTAGAATTAATATCCTCATAATATGTTATTCCTAACACCAAATCCTTTATCTCATAAGGATTACCGCTATGAGTCTCAATGATAATAGACTCCATAACATACGAATATGCTGATACCTCGTTTTCATTCTTCTGATCGCTCATGCTGATGCTAACCTCATAAATGTAAGATTCTTAAGATGTGAAGTAGCAGCATCTTCAAGACTCATAGCCCATGAAGCATCTGGAACACCTTGTTCATTGTTTTGTTCACCCTGTTGTGATGTATTATTAATAATTATTGGGGTTTGATCTGGTGCTCTAGCAACCTGATTTCCTAATGCTGTTCTTGGTGTGGTATCAGGTTTTGTTATATTATCAGTTACATTATTACTAGAAATCAATTCCTGTCCCAATGATGGTGTAATAGTTCCATCCTCAATTCCTTTAATCATTTTAGTAATTTCTTCTTTCTTCCCTTCTGGAGCAGATGCAAGTTGTGCCTCTAAAGTCTCTACAAAATGATTGTTAATTATTTTCTGATCCAATGCTGGATCTCCACTAGTACCACCATTCAAAACAGTAGATCTAATAGCCTCTGATATCTTAGTTCCACCCTCAATCTTATTAGTTGTAGTAGTAACATTGTTATTCTCTTCCTTATTATTATTAACTATGTTAGTAATCTCCTTTGTACTATCACCAGTAACTTCTGATTGATTTGTTACAATATTTTCATCACCTTTATTAACGGTTTCAATATTATTATTGGTAACTTCATCATTATTTTCTGTATTCTCATTAATTATATCACTTGGAGCAGCCCACGTTGCACCATCATTCTCCTCTTTATATTTTGTCTGCATTTCCTCTGGCCAGTCTTCCCAAGGAACTCCCTTATCCATCAACAACTTCATATTTGCATTATCTACGTTCTCCTTACCATACCAACTCAATGTTCCCCATGAACCTTTCTCATCACTAACAATTCCAAAAAGATCAAGAGCATTAAATCCCTTTCTAAGACTCTCACGTATATTAGCATCAGTTTCAGCCATCCTTGCATTAGACTGACTAAATCCCTTACCAGCCCATAAAGACTTACCACCTTCTATAAGACCTGTAAGTGGAGTACCTATAGTCTCTAACACACCTGATACAGTTGCTGTTAAGTTACCAAGAGCATTCCTAGCTATATTCTTACCATCACCCTTTATCCAGTCATCAGTACCACGAGTCATCTCACCAGCCCATTTTGATATCATCATTGAACTGGTAACAGCAATAGTTGGTCCTAGAACTCCTTGAGCACCAGAAGCAGAACCTTTAACAAGTGAGACATCACCTACAAAATCTGCAGTATCAAGCACACCTGATACTGGGTCTCCACTAGCAAAACTACTGATCGCAGATGCACCACTCAATCCAGGCATTAACGTATTAAATTTCTTTCCTAGACCAAGATTGGGCATACTAAGACCCTTCTTCATCCAATTAGGTCTACTGGGCATCCTAATATTGCCCATCATATTAGTGAATTGATTTATTTGTTTGTTGTTACTAACAGCATTGGTAATATTCTTCCACAAATTACCTTTGGGCTTTAAATCACTTGCTCTGCTTACAACATTAGTATCAACAACTGCATCTGATGCTCTAAATGTATCCTTTAAAAGTTCACTTTTTGGTGTAACTCGTAAATTTGATCTTCCAATGTTGGTTGTAGAACCATTTCTACGAAAGAGATTACTAAACCAATTAGTTCCTCTTGCACCATCTCTAATATTATTAGCCTGATTTAATCTCCTAACATTTGTAAGATCATTGACCCGATTTCCTTTACGAAAATTCCTCCAGAATCGTCTACCTCTCCTAGCATCACTAACAATATCAAGAACGTCAGTAACAGCATCTAAACCATTAATGAAGTTAGATAATGCATTACCACCCTGTCCTAATTTCTTTCTATTAACAATATCTGGATTACCAGATAGATCTACACCTCTCTCTAATCTACTTTCTCTTCTTAATCTTTTATCATCAGCTAAAGCTTTTCTTTGTATACCAATAGATGACTCAAGTAACTTTATCTGTGATCCAATTAACTGATTCTGTACTGCAATATCTTCTGCAATCCTTACCAGAACAGTAGTAATACCTTCTTGAGGATCCGCTTCAATCAACTCATCTGCAGAAGGTAAAGCTTGAATACTACTAGGAGTAAGAAGATTATCAGCAACTCCAGTAATCATCGCTGCCTGTGGTTCATAAACAGAAACAGCTACCTCTTGTACATCATCATTCTGCAACCCTTTTAATATACGAAACCCTCTGTTAACAGCAGAATGTATATCCTTAGCTGTTTTTTTAGCTTTATCTGCTATCTTCTTTGGTTCTATAGGACCCGATGTGGTTGTATATCCTTGAGTTCCTGAAGCCATTATCTCTGTGCTTGTTGTTTTTTGAGTTCTTCAAGATGTTGGGTTAGAAGTGCGAGGTATACAATTCGTTCCCAAGGAAGCATATTATCTAGCTCTGTCAAGCTATATTTATGATGTTGCATTAGAGCGAAGTTAGTTTGGTAGTACTCCTCCAGATTAGTATGGAAGAGTGCTATACGAAAAAACTTTGCAATCCCTCCAATGTGTACTCACTCTCTTTACCTGTATTAGGGTTAGTAACAGTGAAATCATGCTTTAATTTAGGCATGGTCTCAAAGAACTTAGATATCTTTTGAAATTGTGCTTGAGTTAAACTCTCCACAAAAGCAACAAGTTCCTTTTTACTACACTCCTTTGCCTCGGTAACATCCTCACCATCAAAGATCTGATCTATAGAATTACATAAAATATCAACTCCATCCAACTCTTTATCATCCAAGAACCCAATGTCTATAAAATGATTCATACTAGGATATTTCATAATAACACCAACAGTCTTATTAATCATAATCTTATCAGTATGACCTTCTGGCTTATAAACCTTTACTTCATCAATATTAATGGTATGTGCTACCTCTGTAGTCTTATCATCCATACACTTAACATTAACTACTATATCCTCACCAACAGAAGCACCACGAATCTTTAAGAAGATGTATTCCAAGTCAAAACTTGGTAAAGTATCTACTTTAACACCACGTGTTATGATACAAGCCTTTAATACATCTATAATTGCTTGTGTTATTTGTTTTTCATCCTTTGAGTCCAATGCAATAAGAAGAACCTTCTCTTCTTTAACAAGAAATGGACGATATTTAACTTTTTTACCGCTTGATGGTAGTTCCAATTCATAGGTTGGTGCGGTAACCTTTGGTAATGACATAATATGATTTTCTTTTATTTATGCGATACTAGATGATGATAACGTGTCATCTACTTTAATATTTTCTTGATTTAGAAGTGTAGCACCTGTAGATTTAAGATTGTTATACCTAACATAGTGCTTACTATAGTAGAAGTTAGCAGTAACCTTAACTAACTGAGAAGATCCAAAAGATAAAGGAACAGAATCAACTGAATATGGGTATGCTTCTTGTAGAACATGTGCTGTAGCCATCCTATCTGTTGGAGATCCACCGCCTTTCTCTGCCTTAGCGATTACAATTTGACTTAAATATGATTCTGGATATCTCAACCTAGTCTCCCTAGTCCTATTTTTTTCAGGATTGCCTGTACCAAGTAAAGTTTTTGTATTATTATATTGTGGCTGGTATGCTGCTTCATCATGTAACGTACCTCCAGCATCATATTCCCCAAAAATATATTGCCACCATGCTTGAACGAACTTATATGGTTCCATATTAGCATCACACATCCATGATAAAGACACATCTGTATACATCTTAGTATGAGGGTATGATACAGCACCTTCACCAAGATATCTACCAGTTATTTGACCAGTTGCTGCTTGAGATGGTGGTAAACTTGCCTCATCACAAAATCCTTCATAGAGATCTATATCTAACTGTAACTGATCTATGTACTTCTTCAAAGGAGCAGCCAAATCAAACTTAACAGCATATCCAGTGGATAATGCCATTCCTCCCGATTTCGCTATCGTACTTACATAGTTGCTAATTCTGCCCATGTGGTCTAAATATATGGAGAATCCCTATATTATATATGGCTTATTCTGGAAAGTATAAACCCATAAACCCCAAGAAGTATAAAGGTGATCCCACAAAGATCATATATCGATCATTATGGGAACGTAAATTTATGAATTTCTGTGATACCAAACCATCTGTTACTAAATGGGCTAGTGAGGAGATATTTATACCATACAGATCACCTAGGGATGGTAAAGTTCATAGATACTACCCAGATTTCTACATGAAAACTGGTGATAAAGAAAGTATCATAGAGATCAAACCACTAAAACAATGCAAACCGCCAAAAGAACCAAAAAGAAAAACTGCTAAGTATAAAGCAGATTGCCTTACATATCTTGTTAATCAAGCAAAATGGAAATATGCAAGAAAATGGTGTAAAGCAAGAGGTTTATCATTTGTAGTACTTACAGAGAAAGATTTGAATGTCTGATACCCTATTCGAGACAATTAAAGAACGAGCAGGTAGCGAACCAAGATCAGTTGGTTGGTATAGGAAGCAAATGCGATATTTAGCTGCAGACTACCATAATAAGCCTGTACAATCATTACTAACAGACGAAAAAGGTGATAGTAAACAAGATAAGTTATTTCAAGACACAAATGAATCAAGGAAAGATGTTAGAAAAGGTCACCTCTACCTATTTGAATATAAAGCATCAACAAAATGGTTAAGATGGTATGATACCTATCCTCTAGTATATGTGGTAGACAGATCTCAAGATCACTTCATAGGTTGTAATTTACATTACATTAACCCTAAATTTAGATTAAAGATAATAGAAGAGTTAATAGCTAACGATATACTTGCCGTTCCCAAGGGTTCCTTCCATAAATACCTGAAGGAAAATGTGAAAAGTGGTCGATATCTAGACTTAGGTGTAGATGAATGGATGACTGCAATAATGATACCTATAGATAATTTCGTCTATATAAAGAATGAGAAGCAATTCAGTGTTCGCAAAAATGATGTATGGGATGACTCCTATAAGAATAGGAAAAAGAACATAAGAATAAAACGTACATTAGAAACATACTAATATGGGATTTGGAAATTTAGGGGTCGATGACATACAAGTTACTAATGCCCAAAAATCACTACAAATACACAAGGATACTACCCTTCAAAAGCATTGGATAGATACTGACGCTAAATCTCTTAGATATCCCAAAGAGATGAGAGTGGATGCAGATACTGATTATATACAATTCGACTTCTTTAAATATAGAGCACCATTTTTTAGAGGTGGTTCTGGTCTAAACAAAGGTGAACTAGGTTCTAAGAGAAGTGGATATGATATGACGAAAGAGGGGTTTGATATTGCTGGTAACTTTGGAGATAAAGTACCATTACCAACATTAATGATGTATATGCCCCAAGATATGAGTACATCATATGCAGCAGAATGGGGTGGTAAAGAATTTGGTAGTGCTGCTGCTGGTATTTTTAATGCTATGACCAGTCGTGGTAATTTAACAGGTCCACTATATGAAGCTGGAAAGAGTTTACCTGCAGGTAGTATAGGTTTAACTTCTCAGTTGATTGCATCTACTATGCAAGCTGCTGGTCAACAAATAACACAAAATGACGTACTTGCTGGAACTACAGATTCTATCAAAAACCCAAATGTAGAAGTATTATTTGGTGGTCCTAAACTACGTAATATTGGGTTTAAATGGAAAATGACTGGTAGAAGTAAGGCAGAATGTGAAGATATTGACAAAATATGTAAAATATTCAAAATGGAGTCAATGGCTGCCTATGGTAATGCTGAAGGAGATGGTGTAAAACAAGATATGGCTCTCAATAACATGAAAGCTTACAATAACTTCATTCAAATACCAGATCTGGTAAGAATGAGAATAATGAATGGATCTAGATTACATCCATACCTTACTCAATATAAATCACTAGCAATAACAAATGTAGACATCAACTATACACCAGATGGGTCATATACAACTTATCTTGATGGTTTTCCAACTACTGTTGAATTAGCAGTTAAGTTCGTTGAGACTAAACTTGTATACAAAGAGAATCTACAACAAGGCAAGGAGTGGAGTTACTAATGTATTTTTCTATCATACCAGACATACAATATGACCAGAAACCACAAAGTTTCCCCTTTTCCAATTCAGACTTTGTAGTAGCGAAAAACTTTTTTAGAAGATTTCAAGTAAATCCAGATATATTTGATTATGTTGCATATTACAAAAAATATGCAGTAGAAAATGATATGAGAATAGAAACACTTGCTGAAACCATATATGATAATGCAGGTATGGACTGGGTAATTGCTTTGACTAATAACATAACGAACATATACACAGATTGGCCAATATCTAACTATACACTACAAAAAAGGTTAGAAACAGAATATGACGATCCATATGCTACTATAGCATATTACGAAATTACGAAAGATGTGAAAAATGATAGTGGAACTGTATTTTTGAAAAAAGGGCAAAAAGTCGATAAAACCTTCTATGACGGTAATTTCCAATATAACCTTCAAGACGCAAATAACACAATTTCAACAATTACTGGAAATTCGATAAGTGCTCCAGTTACTATATTTGAAGATGAATCCAAAAAGAACGAATCTAAAAGAGAGATCTATCTACTCAAAGGTCAATTTATTAGACCATTAATAAACGAATTAAAAAAGCAGAGCACCTATAATAAGTGCTCTGCCTATCTTTCATCTAAACTAAAACAAACTCTAGTTTAGCTCGACTTTTTTATCCAATTTTTGTCGGGATTTTTTTTCCCGAATTCTCATAATCAAAAAGTCAATTTCGCCTCTAGTCTTCCTCTGCTAATTTAGCAAAGTAACTCAAAGCATCATCATCATCGGCCACTGGCGATGGTTCACTCTTAGTGTTAAATCTAGGAGCAGATGATGCTGCAACAGATTCAACTGCAACTGGTACTTCTGCTTCTTCCTTATAAACAGGAGATGGTGCAGGGGTACTGTTTAGAACCAAATTCAATCGTTCTTGCAGTTCTTCATATGTTTTGAACTGGTCGTCTGCTGTAAATGCTGCGAGACTGTGCTCCTGTTTGTAAATAGCTTCCAATTCAGAATCATCTGAACTAAGAGCACTAGGAGAATCAAACTCACTGCTATCATAATTCCAGAAACCTGCTACTGTCTTTATCTTCAACTTAAAGTTAGCACCTTCCCAAAGATCAAACACATTTACTGGTGTCTCATCTTGGAACTCAGGTTGCATTGCTGCCATGATCTTATCAAAGATCTTCTTACCATACCTGTAAAGAAAGACTTTACCTTCATTACTAGGATCATTGGTATCCTTAACCACGTAGATGTTACTATAGTAAGATAGTCTACGCTTTTGCTTACGTGCTAAGTCTTTATCCTCATCTCTACCACTATTCCATAATCTACGATTAATCTCACCTACAGGATCTTTCTTATTCTGTGTCGTTAAACTATTCTCAATGTACCAACCACCTGGTCCTTGAAATGCATGTGAATACAACTTAGACCAAGGAAGATCTTCTCCTTCTACTGGTGGAAGGAATCTAACTACTGCATAACCGTTACCTGATGCATCAAGTCCTGGTTTCCAGAACCGATCATCTGCATTACTATTACTTGTCGTTTTCTCTAGTTCCTTCTGTAGGAACTCAAAATTAGCCTGTGATTTTCTCTTTAACTCTGCGAATGACATATGATTATTTTAGATTTATTTGGATTTTGTTTTTAGGGTGGGAGGTTGGATTAATGTATACCAACAAGTACAGGGCATTGCTACATTAGTAGATTTTTACTGTACTATCTG